TTAGAAATGACATTACCCGTCTTTCTTACTTTGGTTCACAGGCATCAAACAATCCTAATTATGATTCATTAGATGGATTTTGGACAGTTTATTACCCGCAGTTGGTTGCAGACGATTTGATTCCAAGAACAAACACGGGCTCAGGTGCAGACCTTGCGGCTGGTGATGGCTTTGCGATTCTTCGTGCAATTTACGACCAAGCACCTTTACAATTAAAGGGATTACCCGCTAACCAAAAGGTGTTTAATGTAACTGGTTCTGTATATTCTCAACTTCGTGAAGATATCGAAGAAGGCGGTGGCGGTGACTACGGTTTATTGCAGTTAATCAACGGGGTTGAGCAATTTACCTTCCGTGGTGTGCCTGTTGTGGCTCAATGGAGATGGGATGACATCGCAACATCTTTGGGAACAACCAAGCCTCATTATGTAGAATATACAACGCCACAAAATAAGGTAATTGCAACCGACGTATTAAGCCCTGAGACGGCTTTAGAACTTTGGTATGACCAGAAGGACGAAAAGGTGTATATTAAGGCTCGTTTTAAAATGGGTGTTAATTACATTCACCATTCATTAATCAGCGTAGGCTACTAATCCAAAATAAATGAGTAGTATAACAAGCGGATGGCTTAATCAATGCGTCGATGGAACGTGTGCTGGTGGTATCGGAAAACTTTATATCGCCAATGCGAATGAAGTGACTGGTTTCACCGCAAATGCCACGGCAGCGGTTACAGCGATTACAATGTCATCAACTGCCTCCGTATTTTACGAGGTGGAATTTAGGGACAATTCAGGAGCATTTACCGAAACCGTGACACAAGACCCAGACACTTTGTCGGTTGCAATCGAACAAAGTTTAGTAGGAATAATCAACTGCCGTGACCAAGAGTTAAGAAACTTAATTCAAGATATGGCGGGACAGGCTTGCGGATTGGTTTGTGTTCACGTTGAAAATACGGGCAACTATTGGATTTGGGGTGCGGAAACGATTGGCGCAAAGAAAAGACCAGCAAGGCTTACAAGCGCTGAAGGTTTATCTGGTGCTTTGTTTACCGATTCAAATCAGGAAACATTGACGATTACTTGCCGAACCACAAACAAAGCAAGATTCATAGTTGACGGTGCAACCGTAATGGGAGCGCTTGATTAAAACATAAAATATGATAGTCAGGGAAAAAAGTAAGTTGATGATTTACGTCGGGGCTGACCCAACGGGAAAGGCGGGAATACTAAAGAAGGCTATCGGAAATTTTACACAAGCAGAATTAAGGGGTTGGTACAATGCCAACCCCACATCTGTTAGCCAACACGTTATTTTTACTCCTGAGAAAACAATCTATGAGCCAAATAAAGAAGACGATTCAAGCAGTACCGAACAGGGCTAACAGAAATTTAAAAAGAAACAATAGCCCTTTATTGGCTTCCGTTACTTTGGACACCTCAAACACCATGCTGGTGCAAGAGGATATTTTTAATGAACCTTCAAGGGAAAGGCTTGATTTTACTGGGGCAAAGTGGGTTAGATTCTTTACACAAAAAGACGACTTTTTAAAAAGTCTTATTGCCATTGTAAACAATTCCCCAACGCTTAGGCGTATCATTGAGGATAAGGTTAACATGGTTGTCGGTGATGGATTTATTCCAATGAAAGGAAAGTCCAACACCTTACTTACAACATCAATGAAGGGTGAGGCAATAACGGATGAGTCTTTGAATGAGATTGAGGAAGTTATTGGACAAGTTAACTTGCACGCACAAAACTTACAAGAAGTGCTTGGCTCATTGGCTTTTGATTACGATGCTTTTGGAAATTGCTTTGCAGAAATTGTACGGGGAAAGGTTGGAAGTCAGCCTTTCACCTACATTTATCATGTGCCAGTTTATAACATTGGAATAAGAAAAGCAGAGGCTGACCAGATTATAAGGTCGGTTGGCATTTACGATAACTGGGAAGAAGTGCCATTGACAACCGAGGGCACATATTATGAAAGGGAAGGGTTTAGGGAAATACCAATTTACCCTGAGTTTAAGAAATTAGAAGACGGAACGGAGCGCTCAATTATCCACGTTAAACAATATGCGGCTGGTTATTTCTACTTTGGTTTACCTGAGTGGATTGGGGCGAAAATGTGGGCTGAGATTGAATACAGAATCCAGCGTTTTAATACAAGCAAGTTTGAAAATGGCTTCATGCCATCGGGAATATTACAATTCTTTGGTTCAATGACATCGGCGGAGGCAAAGAGCCTTGTTGAAGGTATTGAATCAAAGTTTACAGGAATGGGAAACAATCACAAGTTATTCGTCCAAGTTTTACGAGATGAAAAATTAAAAGCAAATTGGATTCCAACCTCAAAAGAAAATGAAGGGGAATTTTTAAACCTTCAAAACCTTGCAGCATCAGCGATTGTCGTCGCTAACCGTTGGTCAAAGTCCCTTGCTGGTTTTGCAACATCGGGACAACTTGGAACAAATCAACAGATACGGCAAGAAATGGAATACTTGCAAAATACGGTTATTAAACCACGCCAAAACCTTTTGTTATCAAAGATTATTAACCCGTTCTTAAAAGAAATTGGGCTTTATAATCCAGCATTCACCGACGTATCGTTTGGTATTTCCAACACTTTACCCGTGTCATTCATGGGTGAATTAAAGGTTGAAGAAAACCTTTCATTAAACGAGAAAAGAGAAATATTAGGGTATGCACCCGTAGAAATAGAACAAACAACCCCAACGAATGAGCCAATTAATACAACCGAGTGAAGTAATAGCTGGAGGGGTTGCACGTCCAACACCAGCCGATATAAGACTTGATAAGTCGCTTATTAGCCCACATATTCAAGATGCCGAGTTTCGTTGGATTGTTCCCGCCATTGGCTTAACCTTGTATGATTCAATGGTGACAGACAAGGGTAGTTCAACCGCGTTTACATCAACGTCTTATCAGGACATCTGGGACAAACAATTAAAATCCTTTTGCGCCAATGCAGTCTTATATGAAGCTTCGCCTTATATGGTCATGCAACTTGGCTCAAATGGTTTATATACCCTTGATAATGAATACGGACAAAACGTCGGGGTTGATGGTTTAAAGTTTTATCAAGATACTTTGTTACAAAGGTTGGACGTAAAAAAGAAAAGGATTAAAGATTTGCTTTGCAATTACTCAACACCTTTGACCGCCTTTATTCCCAGCGCCATCGGTTGCCCTGAGTCAACTTGCGATGAACACGAGGAAGAAATTACAGACATTTACAACACTTTAGGCATTGTGCTATGATAGAGAAACCAAAAAAAGAAAGACGATTCCTCAAGGCATTGGGGCGCGTCGGTGAAATATTATTACAAGAGGTTTTAATCAAAGTCGGGAGTAGTTTAATCAAGAGGATTGGAGGTAAAAAACAAATACCTTCAATTCTTTTTTTATTCCTTTCGATAAGCCTTTACGGTCAATTCCCAATTAATATAAATAAACAAAGATTAGGTTTCCAGACCACCGCCGACGGATTGGTTTGGAGGGGTTCATTAAGCGACACCGCAAGCATTCAACCCGTATCAAATCAAAACGCATGGGTAATCCTTGACACCGTTAACCTAAAAATATATTCCTTTGATTTTACTTCCAATGTTTGGAATCAAGTAGGCGGCTCGGCATTTACGCAGCCTGTTGACTCTTTATTTTTTGATACAAGTGTTTCCCCTAACAATGTAGACACGGCTAAAATGCGATGGGATTATGAGTTAGGTACGGTTGTGTTAGGAATGTATGACCAAGTGCCTAATGAAATTGGTTTTAAAAACTTTTGGTTAGTAAAAAATCAGACAGGCTCAACCATTGCAAAAGGAAGTATAGTGTATGCCAATGGTACGGTGGGAGCAAGCGGCAGAATAACAGTTGCAAAGTTCATAGCCAACGGCTCAATAGATGCAAAATATTTACTTGGAATAACGGCACATGATTTGACAGATGGGGAAGATGGTTACGTTATTTCTTTTGGTAAAATAAGACAAGTTAATACTGATACCTTTGCGGATGGTGCAATCCTTTACCCTTCTCCAACGGTGGCTGGTGTTTGGACGGACGTAGAACCTATTGCGCCAAATCTTGATATGCCTATTGGTTTTTGCATTAACTCCTCCTCAAATAATGGTACAATTGCCATTAGGGTGGCATCGGGTTATAGTATAAACGAATTGCATAATGTGGCTATTTCTTCGCCAGTTGAAAAATCAAGTTTATATTATTCTGGTGGATTATGGAGAGATACAACTGCCGCACTTTTAGTAAGCGATACCGCCACAATGTTAGCCAACTACGCAACCAAAGCTTACGCAGATACAACGGGGCGATTATATGCAAGACAGGATTATACCACAGGCGTAACAACGTCAACCTTAACTTGGACACAAACAGACACTTTAATTCCTGGGGGAGTTACCTTTATTCAAGTGTATCGCAACGGACAAATCTTATTACCTTCTCAATATACCGTACCAACGTCAACAAGCGTGGTTATTTTAGCTTCATCATTCAAAGTTAACGATAATTATACGGTAATATTTCCCCGTGGTGGTGGTGCTGGTTCGGGTGGAGGATCGGGTAGCCTTACCTCAATTTCTGGTGGAACAGGAATAACAGTAAGTCCAAATCCAATAACAACCACGGGCATCGTGTCGGCTGATACCTCATTTTTATTTACTCAATCCGATACTTTAAGCCTTAATCTAACTTCCAGATTTGCTTTAAAATTAAATGCAGCGGACACGGCTTCATTATCAAATAGAATAGATGCAAAAGGAACGGGCACAGTTACAAGTGTTGGTTCTGGTTTCGGTTTACTTGGTGGCACAATTACAACGACGGGTACATTGCGTTTAGATACGTCAACCATTTACGCAAGGTTACAAGATTCAATCAATGTTGCCATTGGTGGAGATACCATAAAGATTTTAAAACAGGAATATCAACCAGCCTTATCAAGTGTTTTGACATGGACAATAACGCCAAAATTTCCTATTCAATTAAAGGCATATATTTTGGTGTTTAGAAATGGTCAACTATTAAATAATGACCAATATAATCTTACTGATACAAATCAAATTACAATCGTTTCAACCTCATTTAAAATAGGTGCAAATTACACGGTCGCAACGGTTAGCGGCATTGGTTCTGTCGGTTCGGCTCAGGCTGGAAACCCTGTTTACCCTGAGGCTGGCATTGCCTTGTCAACGGGTTCAACGTGGGCTTCATCCATTCCTAATAATTCAAGTAATTGGAACACCGCTTACAATGATAAAATAAATAGCTTGGCGGTAACAGGCACAACGACAAAAACCATTACTTTGACTCAGCAAGATGGAGGCACGGTATCGGGTAATTTTGCGGATAACGGCTCGGTAACAAGTGTTGACATGACCGTACCAACGGGTTTAGCTATTTCAGGGCAACCAATAACAACATCAGGAACATTGGCGTTGAGCTATGCTTCGGGTTATGCCATACCAACAGACATAAAACAAAACGAATGGAATACGGCGTATAATGACAAGATAAACAATGCGGCTTTCACAGGCACAACAACAAAAACATTAACCTTAACTCAGTTAGACGGCGGAACAATTATTGCACCGTTCACCGATTTACAAGGGGTGACGGGTTCTGGAACAATAGGTTTTATTCCAAAATTTAGTACAACGACCGAGGTAACTAATTCTGTTATTCAAGAAAGCAGCGGAAATATTGGCATAGGTGTAGCCCCAACGTCAAACTTGGAATTAGCAAAAGGTAAATTTATTACATTAAATAGTAGTGGTTCACCTTTTCAAGATTCTTCTGGTATAATGCTATACGAAGTAGGTACTAAAACTGCAAATGATATAAATTTTGGTGCAAAAATTATGTATAATGGAGATTCAGATAATTTTGAAATTAAAATGAAAAATTTTAATGGAACAACTTTATTTAATCCTCCCGTATCAATATCAATTCCTCGTGTAACTGGCAATGTTAATATAGGAACATCCCTTGCGGTCACAGGCAACATTACCGAAGGCGGCAACAATGTTTTAACCAACCTTGATACTGCCTCTTTATCAACCCGTATTGATGCAAAGTTAAGTCCAAGCGACACAGTTAGTCTAAGTAATCGCATTGATAGCAAAGTATCTTTAACGGGAGACCAAACAATAGGTGGGACTAAAACATTTAATAATTTGGTTAATATAACTAACCAAATGACTATAAGCGGTTCGGTGTCTGGAGCAAATATATTACTTGGGAAAAATACAAGTACTAACGGAGTTGGTGATATTACGCTTGGCACAGGATTAAGCCTTGCAAGTAATATTTTGACGGCAAGTGGAACAGATACGAGCTCACTTTCAGATAGAATAAATTTAAAATACAATAGTTCTGGTGGAACAATTTCGGGAGCGGTCACTCTTTCCACAACCTCTGCAACACCTACAAGTTTACTTGGCAAAGATGGAAGTAATGTAGTTGGCACGGTTACAACGGTGGCGCAAACGGGGCTTTTTGGTAGAGGTTCAGTATCAAATGAAATAACAGATGCAAATGGAAATATTACCGTTGCGCATGGGTTTAACTTTACTCCTATTATGGCATTTGCAAATCTTCCAGGACAAACAACTAATATTATAAATGTCAAAGAGGTTGATGGAACAAATATTACTTTTGTTGTAAGAGATGGAGCGACTAATGACGTTCGTAACACAGTAACAATAACTAAAATTGAATTTTTCGGAATAAAATAAAAAACATGAAACAACTCCTTTCCCTCTTCCTCTTTCTTTTGCCTTGCCTTGCATGGGCACAGTATCCGAGCAACGGCAACCAAAAGATAACGCTTGGTGAACAAACGACTGCCGATGGGCTGATATGGCGGGGCGTGGCGTCTGATACAACTTTGACCGCAAAGAGCGACACGGCTGCTTACTTTGTCCTTGATACGGTAAATAAAAAGTTATACTTTTATAAAGCAAGTGCAATACCTAAATGGAATGAAATAAGCGGTTCTGGTGGCGGTGGCGTTACAACCTTTAGCGCGGGAACAACTGGCTTAACACCAAACACTGCAACAAGTGGCGCGGTGACATTGGGAGGTACTTTGGCAGTGGCAAATGGGGGAACGGGTGCGAGTTCATTTAGTCCAAATAATTATTTAATACGAACAAATTCAAGCGGAATTTTTGATACAAGTTTAGTTTATGAAGCTGGTGGAAAAGTTGGAATTGGAACTACGACTTTACCAGTAAAATTTACTGTAAATGGTGGTGTAAAATCAAGTTATTATCAATTTAATAGCGCCGTTCCTGGAACAACGACAGATGAAGGTTTTTTTGATTATAGCAATGGATATGCTCGTTTTTTTTCAGTTGGCAAAACTAGTACTCCAAGTACAAAAGGGGGATTTATAGTTATATTAAAAGATGCAAATGATGCCTCTGTGGAAGCATTATTAATATTTCCAGACCATTCTGCAAAATTTGCCTCAACCATAGAGGCAACAACAGGAAAATTTACGGCAGTTGGCGCTGGTGCATTTTCAAACAATTTAAATATAACAAGTGATGGCACTTTTACAACTGCAACATCTGATGAAAAATTTAAATATAATATAAGACCATTAAATTATGGCTTAGAAACATTATTGCAATTAAAGCCTGTAAACTTTCAATGGATAGAAGGTGAAGAAGAAGATTTAGGATTTATTGCGCAAGATGTCGCAGAAATAATACCAGAGGCAGTAAATACAAATTGGAACTCTGATTTATTATTTCGTTATGAATCTTTAATTCCTATCCTCACCAAAGCCATCCAAGAGCAAAACGCTCTCATCAAAGCCCTTGAACAAAGAATTATTAACCTCGAAAATAAATAAAATGAGATACCTATTTTTATTCCTTCCCTTGTTTTCCTTTGCGCAAGACGTTGTCAAAGACACAGTGTACATTCAAAAGCAAGGAAACATTTATTACATCATTCAGCAAACTACTTTGTCGGATTCAACCGTGACAGGCTCAAAGCAAATATTGGGAGATAGTGCAACTGCTATTAACAACCTTGTTACCGATGCTGAAAGGCAAAGTAACACGATTGCTATTCATGCAAAGCCTATTATCACAAAGGGCAAAGCGGTGCAAAGGATTAATTATTACAATGATTTGCACGTTCAAATAAGCGGTAAGCCTGTTTATTTTACAACGGCTCAAAGAGACACGGCAAAGTTTGTCGGAGACTGGAAGCTAAATTTTAACGGTGAAATCATTGATGGAGTTATTGAGTTAAACAACAACAAGCGTTTAATCTTCAACCCAGACAATGGCAAGGTTTACAGCATTTCAACAAACCTTCTTTTATCTACATTTACTAATCAAGTTTCCTTTGCTTTTAATGGCATCAAATACGACTTGTACAAATACGCTAATGGCAAATTTGCAACGGTGGATGGTGATGTTAGGTTAATAAAACTTGAATAATGAAAGCAGTTATTTACAACATTTTTAAACTTGGTTACGATGGCATTGCCTATTCCATTTGTTGCGGAGTGCTATTCTCGTTTTTCCTTCCCATCAAGGATTTTTTGATATTTACAATCTTTGTAGTTTTTGCCGACACAGTCACGGGAATCATGGCGGCAAAGAAAAGGGGAGAGGCGATAACGAGCAAAGGGCTTTATCGCACATCTCAAAAGGTGGTAACCTATTTCTGCGGTATAATGATTTTTCACGGGGCAAGTATAACTTTTCAACTGCCATCGCAAATAACCTATTCTGTGAGCTTCATTATTGCAGCTACGGAATTGTTTAGTATTTCGGAAAATATAAAGTCCATAACTGGAACAAATATTGGTACAATTATTCTTAGATTTTTCAGACGTTAAAACAATGGAGAAAATAATAACGCATTCAATGATTTTAGAAACTTTAAAAAAACATAATATGCAGACTAATTTAAAAGATGCCCTTAAAAATGCAGATGGAATAAAGTCACCAATGGGCGATGTGGCTTGTTACTCAATGAACTTTGCGGAGTTAGCTTCGGAAATTAATGTTCATCTTGAAGGCAACAAGGTAAAATTCACTTGGCGTGAATATGTCCAACTGGCTCAAATCATTTGGGACAAGATTAAGGAGACAAGCCGCGAATGTGCTGGGAAGGAGATTATAGTTACCGTACCTCCTAAATTTTCTTTGATTTCCGCAGCTTTTTCGCTCATCGGGTTTAAATTATAGGCGCAGAGAATCGCTACCTTATGCGTTTACAGGGCGGTGCATTGATTTGCGTCGCCCTTAAAAATATATAAATATGAAAGCAAATAAATTTTGTGTATTCCTTGACGCGGGTCATGGCGGCATTGATGCAAAGAAAAAGTTACCCTTTAATTATACGACCTATCCTTCAAAGTGCTTCCAGCATAACAACTCAATGTTCCACGGTTACGGCTGGTTCTTTGAGGGAGTGTTCAACAGGGAAGTCGCGGCAAAGATTGAGCAGTATTTGAAAGACTGGGGTATGTCGGTTATTAATGTTTACGACCCCGTTATTGATGTTAGCCTTAATAAACGTGTATTAAAGGCAAACATGAATGCAAAGAACTATGAGGCTTCGTTGTTCCTCAGTATCCACGGCAACGCGGCAACACCAACGGCAAGGGGCTTTGAAGTATTTACATCAATCGGGCAAACAAAGGCAGATATTTACGCCACGTTTCTTTTCAATGAGGTCAAGGAGGCTTTCCCAAAATGGTTGTTTCGAAGCGATACGATTGACAATGACCCAGACAAAGAAGCTAATTTCTTTGTACTTAGTCAAACCAGTATGCCAGCCGTGTTATCTGAAAACGGGTTCTTTACCAATTACAAAGATGCCGTCATGATGTTCGACCCAGCCTTCCAGGATACATTGGCGCTTTGTCATGCCCGTGCGGTGGTTGATTACGCAAAGACGCAAGGGGTTACGTTTTAAAATGGAAAGGGTTGACGCAACTGCCAACCCTCTAATTCACCACTCCTAAACTAATTAACATAAAACAAACGTAATCAATTTCTTAATTTATAATTTGATTTATAATTTTCAAAGATAAATTTGTGACCGTGTCACCGTCCGTGCTTTTATACAACCGATAAGCGATTGTAAGCATTCGCCCTTTGTCCATTGACTCAATAGGCGGCTTTCCGTTGGGAAGTATTGGCTCAAGATAAAATTTTAATAAGGCTATTTTACTATTTAATCCGTCTGAAAATCTGATCGGCTTAGGGTAAGTTTTAGCAATCCTTTCAATTTCCTTCCAGGTGCTTATCTCGATACCGTCGATTAATTCATTATTTCTTTTCATGTTTTTGGTAATTTTTAGCCTGTAAAGCAAGAGTAAAACAATCGATTTCGTCCTGACTTATTTTGGCTGGTTTAAAATTTGGTTCAAACTTGTAGCCTTCGCTTTGGAAGATTTTCATAAATATTTCTTTTCCCCATTTCTTCCCCTTTTGCTCTGGACTGATGTTGTAAGCCTCAAAACCATTTTCCTTAATCCATTCATAGGCAATACGACTTGCGCCTTGATTCATGCCCACGTTTCGGGACATACGGGAAAGGATAGCGCGGTTAATAGAAGAGTTGAAAGTTACGTTCTGAAGGCTGGAATCTTCAACCAGTACAACAGGGTGTTCGTATTGCGCCCACTTTGGAACATCAAGGATAAAATCCACGAACCTTTTATATTTCGTGAATCTTACCTCTTTGCCTTGAATGATACAAGCCGCCATTCCGTTTATTCTTATTGCTGGGTCAACCCCGATGTATGTCCTCAAAGTGTTATCGTTTGGAACGAAGTTACATAACCCTTACTTTCTTTTAGCGCATCTTCCGTGACTTTTTTTACAACGACCCTTCTTTTTCTTCTTTTTATAACTTTTGGCTCAGTCAATCCGTATGCCTCAACCCCTTTGTTAACAAAGTTTATTTCTAAAAGGTATCCAAAACAGACGATTGTTCCCACGAAAAAGAACATGGTTATAAATTCGCTTCCAGAATACTTTTCCATTAACCCGAAGAAAACTTCAATTAAGGCTATTACCGTTGCGCCTAAGGCTATTTTAGGTGGGAAAGGGCTTCTTCCTTTAGTAGGGTTTAAAAAGTCCATGAAAACGACTGCAAAGCGTCCAAGTTGTAAAATGGTGGAAGCGGTAATTGCAACCCAAAAGTTAATTGGTAAAAAGATGGCGGTCAAATAAGCATTAACCCCGTAGGTAAGGACGATTGTCAAAAGCATGATGGTTGGAATGTTGTCGCTGATGCTTTCGAATGTCCATTTAAACTGGGTGTTGGTGAAATTCTTTTCCATTTGTTTTGTTTTTTAAGTGGTGAAAAATCCTTTGTCCCTTTCGGTTCGTAAATTTATAAATAAATATTTACATAAAAAAATATTTACACAAATAAATAAAAAAAAAGTTAAAAAACATTGTATTCTTTCTTTAAAGGGAAGTTATCCCGTTTGATTTGCCAGTATTCAGCCATAAGCGAGGCACGGAACTTGTAATCCGTGTCCGTGTGATATCCTGATTTATAAACACATTTGCAAATTGATTCGTATAACTTTATCCCTTTCATCTTGTAATTTGCCTTTTTACAAGCCGCGTATCTTCCTGAGTTTAAAACACCAGCCCAAAGCTTCATGCCTTCTTCCGTGGTTTCTGCGCTCATAAATTTAGCCTTAATGTATTTGTCCTTTCCCCTAATGACTTCCCGTGTTTTGTAGGTTACATAACCATGACCTTTTAAAGCCTTAACCCCTCCAGCGTTTGCGTGCTTGCGCCAAAGTTCCGTTTCAACGCCTTGACTGGTTGCCTCGATGATGAAAAAGGAATAAATCATTGACACGGGAAAATCTGTTAAAACGTGGACGTTCATTAACATTGATTCGTAACAATAGGCAAGGTAAATTCGGCGAAGCTTCGCCCTGTCAACTTTTGCAAGGTTGCGGAATCCTCTACCTTCTAATGTTTGCCTAAGTTGTAATCCTGATAACTTTCGCACCTCGTAACCGTACGAACGAGATCCGTAGGCGCTTTCATTAACTTCCTTTTTTTCCTCTTTGCCCTGGATTGTAAGCGATGTTATTTTGTGAACATACACCGTATCACGCTGAATGATGGGAACAAAAGAAGTATAATTGTAATTTGTGTTAATTGGGGAATAAATCAACCCAATGACAAAAGCAATGCCGATGCCTCCAGCAATCTGGAAGGGAAGGCGTTTGTTTTGTGGAACGTAGGTTTCTATTATTGGCTCTTTCATGATTATTGCATTACTGGTTCTGCGTAAAAGTGTCCGCCATCATACTCAATCGTTTCGTCATTGGCATCTGCAATAACATTGCCATCGCAATCCCTTACAAGTCCACCCCATGAAAATTCATCCTCAGGGAAATAATCTTCATTGCGCATTTTTGAATAAACTTGCTCAACTGCGTGTCGCTTAGAGTAAGCTTCAACTTCTTCGTTTAAATCTTGATACCTTTTGGCATTACCAAAGTACATAACTGTAAAAATTTGCTTTTCCATTTTGGTTGTTTTTAGTTGTTAAAAGAAATTTCAAATTCTACTAACCCTGATTTAGATAACATATTTTCAATATCATGGCAAATGTCTTCCATGTCTTCCTCAAACGTGGTAAAAGTCCAGCAATTTGATGCAACTTGTTCTTCTTGAATATCAAAAATACAAGCAATGTTAAGGTCTCTAATTATATCTTGAGCCTTTATTGTTTCTCTTAGTGAAGTGGTTAATGTAATCATTTTGGTTGTTTTTGTTATTTTCAATATGTAAATATATAAATAAATAATTAAATAAAAAAATATTTACAACATTATTTTAATAAAAAATCCCGTACCAATGAGATACGGGACAAAATCAACCAAATGATGCAATACTTATTTCTTTATCTTCAACCTCAATACCCAGTTCCTTAAACTTTTTTATCGCATCTTCAACCGTTTCTGCGTCGGTAATAATTCTCCCGCTCTTCCATTTGATTTCGTATTTCATCAGTACCATTTTTTTACAAGGTCAACAATGAAATAAATGGCAAAAGCCAAAGTTAGGATACCTCCAGCGGCAACGAAGATACTGGCGGCGTCCCTGATTAATTTTTCTCTTTCTCGTTCTGTAAGCATTTTTTTTCTTTTTGTTTTAGGCGATAGGCTTTCGCGTATGCCTTAATTTTATCAATGTTTTTTAAATACTGCTCGCGGTTAGCCTCTTTTCTTTTTGCCTTTTCCTCAGGCGTCTTATCGTGGTATTTTTGTTTCTTTTGTTCCAGGTTTTTAATTCTTCGTTTTTCCTTTTGGTAGCGGGAAAGGTTCTTGTAATAATTTCTCATGTATTCGTTTCGCTTTGCTCTTTGTTCGTCGGTCATGACTGTTTATTTAAATGAGTGTAAAAAACTTGTATACGTTTCGCTTATCTCTTTGTACGTCTGCTCAATCAGGACAATGGCTTTTAAAAGTTCTTCCATTTCAAAGGTATGGTTTAATTCAAAACTTTCACCCGTGAAAGATAAGCCGTCTTTTGTTCTTTTTGTACCTAACCAGTTGATTTGACTTTCTGGTATTGATTCACCGTTGACAAACATTGCCAGCGCGTACACCTTCATTTGAAGGCTATCTTTTAACGTGTCCATTGTCCACGGCTTGCCTGAGGTTTTAAAATCAATTACCCTGTTATTTTCAACATCCCAGGCGTCAATGAAACCTTTGACTTGAATATCATTAATTGATAAACTAATTTCCTTTTCAGCTTCAAGCCCTTTCATCGGGCGTATTTTGTCAATGTAAAAATCGGGAAAGGTTTCCATAATGATACCATCTTTGATATACGCTTCGGTATTCTCGGCAAATTGCTTACCAAAGTTCATGTAAATGGAAGGTTCTTCAGGAAGGTTTAAAAAGTAACGATTAATGTACTTTTGTCGGTCAGAATACCAAAGGTTTATTTGGCTGACTGATATGTATGGTTTTGGTAAAAGCATCTAAGTTGTTTTTGTATTGGTAAATCCCCTGTCATATTTCAGACAGGGGGAAAACATACCAATATGAGATTAAAAGAATTTTCCGATTTGAATAAAGATCGTCGCTGCTGCTGGTTGCGCTTGCGCTGGTTCAAGTCCTGAGGCTTGCAGTTGGTGAAATATGTCGGCGTAAATACCCGTCATAAAAGTAGCCTTTTCACTTATTTCTTCCGCAGTTAATTTACCGTTCGTTTTAGGAGCTACATTTGCCGCCTGTTGAACGTTCGTTTGTTCCGTAGGTGTTTGTACCTTTTCAGGTATTTCGTTCGCGGTAACCATGTCAAAAGCAACCTTGTAACTTTTGCCGTCGTGTATAATTGTAACAACGTCGTCTTTTTGTAATGCTTTCAATTTTTCATCGTCTGGTTTCCCGTACACGCGAATGTCCGTTCCGTTTTCCAATGTGATTGCGGCGTTGATTGAAGGTCCGTATTGTCCTTCGAAAACTTTGCCCGCGGTATATTTAACTCGTCCTTTTAGAATATTCATGACCCATGTTTATTTGAAAGTTTTGTGAATCGTACCATAATGATTTTTTATGGTCACTTATTTTTATCCAGTCTATTTCCTCGTTATAGTGTATTGCATTTCCAGATACAAAGTATTTTTCAAGTTCACCGACTCCGCGCTGCCTCCACCATCTTTTTAGGTGAAGGGGCTCAACGATATGGGAAGGGCAAACGGTCGTAGTTACGTTAATTACAAAGTCTTGGATATTCATGATTTTGTAGGTATTTTTTCCATTTCATTAATAATTTTGCTACATTCTTCAACTAATCCATCGCTAAGTTTTGTCGTCCATGACTTCTTTTTTCCCATTGAATGGGCTAAAAATTTGTTGCTCATGTCAACAATTTCGTCTTTGTAAAATTGGTAAGGATTAATTTTATAAAGGTTGTATACACTCGATATATATCTAAGTGAAAACATATACATATCAAGTGCTATGCGCCAAGAATCTTCTTCTCTTTCCTTTAATAAATCAATTTCTTCTCTAAGGGAATTAGAATAATCTTTGTAAAGATTGCCATCAATTTTAATTGGTAAATTGTTCATAATTGGTTGTTTTTAAAGTTGTTAATTAATTCTTTATAATCACCCAGTCCATTTCGTTCCAATCCACCAGGGGCATAAGATTACGTTCATTAATAACTGGGTATAAGGATAAGTCGATGTCATGCGGCTCAAATGTCCAGCCGTGAATCTCAATATTATCGTCTTCGTGATGAGGTTTATTTCCTCCGTATAACCCGAAGCCGCTGGAAAAAATGACGTGGACAAAGTGACCCAGCTTTTTATCAAGGCAACATTTGACCGTGTATTTTGTGATGTTCATATCCAAAAGGTTTTGTCGATTAAAAATTTTGCTTCTTTCCTCATGTGCTTTTTCTTTGCCTCAAGGTATGTTGACGCAACAACGATTAAGCCGTTTGGTGCTTCAATGATTCTGCTTTCAAACCGATAACAGGATTTATCTTTCAATATATCCTTTACCGTGTTGGCATCCTTCCAGTTTTTGTACTTGCCTACTTCAATGGTTTTCATGATTGGTTGTTTTAAATGCAGTTGGCTCGGATGCTGCACCCCGTTAAGGTTAATTATAATGATAATGCTAAAATATACATAACCATTTTTCTAAATTCTTTTTTCGTTACGGTTGGATGTTCAGTAGCTACGCTTACAGGCCAATTATCTTGCATTCTGGATGAATA